GGGTATAACACAATCTTCCCTATCTCAAATAATAAACGGCAACCCTTCACTTGACAAGCTGAAAGAAATAGCGTCCATTATTGGAGTAACTGTATCTGATTTATTGCGAGATGAAGATGATAATACATTTGTCTGTCCTAATTGTGGAGCCAAACTTGAATTGAAGAAAGTAGAATAAGTATGAACACGAAAGAAATAGACAGATTAAGCCTTGTAAAAGCTCACGCTTTATTTGATACCGGCGATATAGACCGTATCGAGGTGGGGACGGTGAAGGGCTTATGTGACATACACCGGTATCTTTTCGACGGCTTGTATGACTTTGCCGGAAAAGTGCGTAAACTTAACATATCAAAGGGGAATTTCCGCTTTGCCAACTGTTTATACCTTGATGCCATATTGCCAGTGATAGAGAACATGCCAGAAACAACATTTGACGAAATTATAGCGAAATACGTTGAAATGAACGTTGCACACCCGTTCATGGAAGGTAACGGACGATCTACCCGCATTTGGCTTGATATGATCCTAAAAAAACGTCTTTCCGTTGTTATTGATTGGCAGAGCGTCGATAAGGTTCTGTATTTACAAGCGATGGAAAGAAGCCCAATAAACGACCTGGAATTACGTACCTTGTTGCGTCAGGCATTGACAGACCGTGTAAATGACCGGGAAGTGATATTCAAAGGTATCAATCAGTCGTACTATTATGAAGGGTATGAACCTGAATAGAACAATATGGTAGGTAAATACCATTCTACCGTACCGCACTTAAAAAAAATGTATGGTAGGTAGGTACTACCCCTTTAGGGGTACCTTACCTACCATACCATTTTTGTCACCGTGGTTCAATTACCAATGTCCGGTATAAAATTTGGTTCAGTTTTGCTTTCTACAACTTTTGCACACCATTAATGATAATTTTATCAAAAACCCCGTTACCGGATCAGGACAGTAACGGGATTTTAGTAAAACGGCTTTATAAACACCAATGAATAACCTAAACACTATACCATGAAAAACGTCATTGCAAATATAGGTAATTTATGGATAACATTGATAGAAGGAATAAATAAAGCCCGGATTTACACATTTTCTTGCCCGTATGAGAATTAAGTACGCCTCCCTTATTTCTTATCGTTTTCAAAAATAAAATCCCTTAAATCGCCTGTATTAAGTTCATAGTATTGCGCCCGTGAGATTGTCTTGTGAAACCCTTGCCGTAATCTTGCCGTATTTAGCCAATAAAAAAACCACCGGAAGCATCGCCACCGGTGGCCGTCTCGGTTTTTGGTCCTTGTAGAGTTGTCTGGGTTATGCAAAGATAATAGATTTTATTTATCAATACAATAGATTTATTCTATTATTGAATCCTTATAGCCTTCCCGCTCTTCCCTTGTGCAATTACACTTGATAAAGCGTTTTGTATTGCGGTTGAGCTCTTCTGTATCTCAATGGCCGCATCCGCATTTGCTTTCGTGTTGGCGGCAATGGCGTTAAGCTGTTGTAATTGAGCTTGTGCCGTAATGCTCATCGTAGGTAACAGGTTTCCTGCTATGTCTTCTAATAAACTACGCTTTACACTCACATCGTGCCGGATAGCGTTCAAATAACTGCCTAAAACATTCGCCTGATCCTCTGTTATCCCCTTAACGCTTTGAGATAGCCCGTTTTGCTTTTCGTTGTCAGGGGTAAAAATATCATAGCCCTTGTCTTTGGCGTATTTTTGTCTATCTTTCAACCAATTGTCGTATTCATCTTGATTTGCCATAATTTTATCAGTAGCAGCATCTACAATTGCAGCAGCCTTTTCCCATTTTTCCTCAGCACTTAATTCAGTATCTTTCATTACGTCCTGAACGTCTTTTTGAGCTTCTTCTAATGCCGGTGCGATAAAAATAGAATATGCCATTTGTGTAGCCAGTTTTTCCAGCATGTTAGAGACAGACTTAACAAAAGAGTATGCGGCATCGGTCCCGTTCTTAAAGGCATCAACCAGGGCATCCGATAAGGTATTTCCAAACTCACCGAATATATTTGTCAAATAGTCATTCAAGGATTTTAAAGCGTCTTCCGCTTTTTGGGACAAATCAATCATATTTTGCAAGGCGTTTCTATCCTCTTCTGACATTTCACGAGTGTTTAAAATAGTCTCGGCAAGCTCCCTGTTAAAGTTCCCCGCTTTATCAATAAGATCCGGGTAAACGTCAAGAATAGAGGAATAGATATCTTTCCCTTTACCTAATATTCCAAGACCGAATATGCCACCTTTTTCATGTCCCGTTTTTATCTGGATATTTGCAAGACCGGCTAATGAGTTATAATAGTCACGCTGTTCTTTTGCCAACAAGTCGAATAGCCCCCCTAATAGATATCCACCTTCATATTTACCTTCATCTTTTATTGCTTCATTGAGGCTTTCTATAGATTTTCTAAAAGTCTCAGCCGCCTTTACAGCCTTGCCGTATGTGTCCGTGCCAAAGATAGTATTTGCCTTTTCATATAATAGATTCTGTTCCAAAAGCAATAAATTATATTCTCTTTGCTGGGCTATAGTATCATTCATGATCTTTTTTAATGCCTGCTTATGTTGCTCATTTGCAGCCCTGACAGATGAAACTATCTGCCCGATGCCAGAAACTACGGATGTTACCCCTCCCAATATATTGCCGGACAATGCTTGCCCTACACCGGTTCCTATTTTTACTACGGACCCGACGAGCTGTGTTATATTCTGGACATATTCTCCGACCTCATCTCCAAATATATTTCCCAAGTCCTGCCCAAACTCTTTTAGTGCAGGCATAATCGACTGTAAGGCGTTTCCAATATCGGCGATACCTTCACCTATATTAGCCTTCCCGCCTAACTTTATTTTATTTAAACCTTTCTCGATATCGGAAAATAATTTGTCAAAGCTATTTTCGTCCCTCTTCTTCGTTAATTTGTCTACGGCATCCTGAAGGGCTTTAAGGGCTTCTGGAGATTCTTTTATTCTTCTCAAAGTGTCGGCCGGGATATTGAGTATTGATCCGATATTATCAGAATCCGTAGTTTTGAGATAATCCCGTAACTGTTTCGCCTGGTCGAGTAATGTTTTTATCTGTGATCTTGTCATTTCTGACGTATCACCAAACAACCGGACAAAGAAAGGATTATCTTTTTGCAAGCTCTTTACCTCCTCGTCATTGATCTCCTTAATTGCCTCTTTTAGCTTGCGCTTCGCTTCATTGATTGCCTTATCTATAGTTTCTCTGTTCTCATCCGTCCGTCTCTTGTTCAGCGTGGCAATACCATCATTAAATTGTTTCTCGATAACCTCTCTTCTGGTCGCAAAGTCTTGATATTTACTCAATAGATTATCAAGTAGCTTTTGTTGCCCGTTCTCATATTCTGCGTCTGCTGCTTGCGCTTGATTAACAACTAAATCCTGATATTTTTTAGGGAGCGTATGGATATCGACAACTTGAGATGTAAAATCGCTATCCTTCTTTCCCGGATTGCTTTTACGCCAGGCTTTCAACTCTTCTTCCTGAACGAGCTTAATATATTCGTCAGTCTGGGCCTTAACCTCGTCCATTCTCTTTTTAAAGTTCAGTTTAAGTTGGGCGAGTTGTTTGGCTGAACCTTCCTCCATTACATTTATGCGTGCCTGTTCTATATTTCTGGCTGATTTCAATGTTGCATCTTCAAGCGCCTTATCTGCCTTTAAATACGCTTTTTTGTTTTTATATGTTTCTTGTGCATCCTTGCTTGCGATTTTTTGATTCTTTTTTGAAATTTCCACCTTATTAAAGGCTATGTATTCATCCCTTAATTTTTCAAGAGCGGACCCTCCAATATTGGCAGCATCAGCAGCCGCAATCAAAGCTCCTTTAGCCTCATTGACTTTTTTGTTATATTCGTCCTGGTCAATAGCGAACATTGCCAATTGCCGGTCTAAATCAGCCAACGTTTTATTAAATGTAGCTACTTCCGGTATATCTTTGAATAGTATATCTAATTGGCCCTTATCTACGGATTTGTTGAATATGGATGCATATTTATTGCTCCATTTTTTCGCATCATCTAGTATTGATTGTTGTTCTTTTTGAGCGGAATTGCGATCATTTATAAGATTTCGGATATAATTACCATAGTTACGGCTAAAGTCATACGCTTTATTTTGTAAGTCTTGTTCACTGACGGCACCCAATTCCTTCATTAAAGCGTTTAACTTTGACTGAACATTCATCTCTTTCTCTGTAGCCTTGGCCAAAGATTCAGAGGCTTTAGCCCGCTGTTCCTCTATCAATCTCAAGGAAGCTGCGTTTTTGATACTTTCGGCCAATAAACTATACGCCTCACTGGCTTTCCCGGCTAAAATAGCCTCCTCGGACAACTTGCCCAAATAATCCGGGTACATCTGTTGTAGCTTTTCTACTGCCTCACGCCTCGCATCAATAGATAATGCCGCATTTTGAGTAGTATTGTATAACAATTCGAGCTTTGATATCTCTTTCGATACACTTTCAGAGGCATCCTTTTGTAGATCATTGAATTTCTTTTGGGATTCTGCCAAATACACCGCTGCATCTCCTCCTTTTATAAGGGCGTTTATCCATTCACCAATTTCACGGGAATAAGCGACAAGAACCGTAATACCCACGATTAAGGCAGTTTGCCAACTTAATAATGAGCTTAAAACCTGCTTCCATACCGGTGTGGCTGCCTGGCCGGACTGACGAAGTAACGCAACCTCTTGACGTACTCTTGATATCTCATCCGCCAGCATTGGCAAGTTGTTGCTAAGTGAGATGATACCCGTAGAAAAAGACATTGCAAAGTTCGGAAGCTCCCTTGCAACCTGGGCAAGTTGAACTTGTAGGCCGTTGTATCTCGTCCCCATCGCTTTAGCCAATGTTGAATTATTCGCCATTTGGGCGTTTACTTTGGCCAATGCTTCATCTGCGTTATTAATCTGCTGCAACAGTCCTTTGCCGATCGACGAATTACGATCAACATCGGATAACGATCGGTAAGTATCACGTAATTTGTTCAATTCGGCTTCCATCATCTTTATAGAACCTGTAGCTGTCATTGTCGTATTGGAATATTCTTTATAGACTTTCTGCTGGTTCAATAAAGCTCCTGTTGCCTGGTCAATAGCCGAACTTTGTTTTTTGGCCAAAACCTCAATACGACCCAAAGCCCCCGTATCAATGGTAAGTGCTCTCTGTCCTGTTATAGATTGCATTGCCTTATTTAGAGAGACGGATGGATCAAGGCTTATATCTGCCGCCTTTAATGCGGTCTGTATGTTCCTTACCATTTTATCGGTATCCGTGACGATCTCGACGTTTACCTCTTTAAGATTTTTCAACTCGGACAAGTCAGGGGTAATCTTCACGTCAACGCCTAACGCTTTTAACCGTTTCTCGACATTCTTGCGAATCTCTGCGATATCTTTATCTGTTTTATCTTTTATCCCAAGTTCGAACCATAATTTACCTAAATTACTCATATCATTTTCCTATTATTCGTTAATAAATAAAGCCGATTATAACGATTGAGATTGTTATGATCGGCCTTCTATGAAGCTCTATTATCTTATCTGTTCCGGGAACCAAAAGCACTAATCAGAAGCATTGTTTAGTGCTTAATCGTGTTCCCGGTTTATGGCAATATCACTATGCTTATTGTAACCTATACAATGTTCTTAATGTATTTATTACAATATCTTTATTCACCCCTTTCCTTTTCCACCTTTTTTTTATTTTCCAAATACAATCCGCATTTGTAGCAAGTCAACGGCAAATAATAATGAACGGTATTATCCTCCGTATCATCTACCGGGTCCCTCTTCATCTGTTGCAAGTCTGCCAGCCGCATCAAAATCTCAGTTTTCTGCTTCGGGTCTTTCGTGATATCAGCGAGAATATTAAGTTCTCTTACAATATCCTCCTTTTCCCGGTTGGCATTCTGTTCAGGTGTTGAAAACTTTTTTTCAGCCTTGTCAGCGATGACAACCCGCTTTTCGTCAATATATGCTTTGACTTCTGGACTTCTCAACCACCGTAGCGCCAACCTATGCAAATTATCCTTTGAACCCTGATAGGGCTTTTCACGGCTTAGGATATAGGCGAGATCGGTATTGTCACTATTAAATAGTACGGCATCAATGCAGAACCGTTCCCGCTCGCTTAAACTTTCTCCAATTTTTGCTTTATGTGCCATAATATCAATGTTTAAATTATCTTCTTTTCACCGCCCCACCGAAAAAAGGTTCGCCGGGATGATTCTTTTTCCATTCGTTTATGTATTCCAGCCCTTCGTCAGTTCCCAGAAAATCTATAAAGCTATCACTTTGTCCAAGAGCTTTGACAATATCGTCAGAATTGACAAATATTTCTCCTGTCGCTTTATCTTTCAAGAACCGGATAGGCATATTCTCGTAATAACTCACATAAATGATCTCTTTCTCTGTCTCGCTCTGTATAAACACTTTTCCCATCCTATTTTTGTTTACGGTAAGGGGGGAGCAAATTCCCCCTACCTGTTATTAATCTTCATCTGCCATTTCCCGGATCATCCTTAATGCTTCCGAGTTCATTTTTCCTAAAGTCATACCGATCTGCCTTTGGAACCAGTTTTTGAAATCCGGTTTTATCAAAATATCGATAGACCGGATTAGGTCAAACGGAATACCCCCATCTCCTTTTTGAGGAATAAAAAATGGGTTGTGCCATCCAAAGAAATGTGTATATGTATGCTCTTTTTCCCATTGTTCAAGCTGGTTAATAGCTTCTTTTAGTTGCAGTAAGATAGAAAAGTATTCTCTATCCTCATCAGAGAAATATTTTGTCGCTTGTGCCTCCGCATCCTTTTCGACTACAGCCCAGTCATAATCCAATGATCCGTCCTGATGCTGGACTATAGGGTATTTTTCTTCAACCAGAAATACCCCAACGGTAGATAGGGGATTGGAAACCTTTTCTTTTACACTGTAAAAAGATTCTTTGATCCGTTTTCGTTCTCTAATGGGGATAAAACCGAGTTTTCCAATATATGAAGAAATAGCTTTGTCAAGCCAGCTTTTAAAGGCATCCTCACTGATCGCAATCTTTTTTAATGTCGGTAAATCCGTCGGAATACCTTCCGCTTTGAGTTTTTGTAAAGCGCCGTTAACGCCTTCAACCTGATTTT